GTAGATAAATCATCTCAAATTTCATCTGGAATTGGTACTACAACCTTAAATGATGGTTTGACATATAGTCAGATATATGGTTTAAGAGTCCAAGATGAGCAAATTTCATTAAATGTTCCAGACGTAGTTAAAATTCTTGGTATATATGAATCATCCACTACTTCAAATCCACAAATTCCAAAAATTAAGTTATACTCATTTACAGGACCTACTAATTCAAGTTTAGATTATAATATTGGAGAAATTATTACTGGAAGTAAAAGTGGTGCGGTAGGAATAATAGTTTCTAATTCAAACTCAGATGAGCTGGAATTTTGCTATTTAAATAGTTTTCAGTTTTTAGATGGTGAATTGGTGTCTGGTTCTGAAACATCTACAACTGCTATTATATTGCAGTCATATGTATCTGATAAAAATATTTTAAATAATTATTTCTTAAATAATGGTCAAACCTTCCAAATATATGATTATTCTAGATTGGTAAGAAAGGCAAATATAGCTGTTCCAAAAAGAAAATTAAAAATAATATTTCAAAATTATACAATTGATTCGAATGATGAAGGAGAGTTTGTAACAGTAAATAGTTATCCTAAAGATTCATATAAGAATGATATTCCCAGTCTGGAGAATATACGTTGTTCAGATTTGATTGATATTAGACCAAGAGTTAAACCTTATGATATATCTTCAAATAGATCACCATTCGAAAACGAATCTAAAAATTTATTGTCTGAGGGAGTTAATTCAAATTATAATATAATTCCTGATAACAACATAATTCTTTCATATAATTTTTACTTGGGAAGAATTGATAATGTAATTTTGAACAAAGATGGAACTTTTGAAGTAGTGCAAGGAATTCCGAATCTATCCCCAGTTGCTCCAAAACCAAAACAAAATTCTTTAACATTAGCATCTGTATATCTATCACCTTATATTTTCAATATACTTGATGCTAATGTCGTAATGAAGAAGCACAGGAGATATCGAATGTCAGATATTTCCTTACTTGAAGATAGGATTTTGAGATTAGAGGAATATACAACATTATCCTTATCAGAAATGAAAACAGAGTCTTTTATTATTAAAGATTCTGAGACTGGATTTGATAGATTTAAATGTGGATTTTTTGTCGATAATTTTACAGTTAATGAAGTTTCTGATCAACAAAACCTACAATTTAATTGTGAAGTTGGAAATGGATTTTGTTCTCCAGTAAGAAGTTCTACGTTTATTCCACTTCAATTAGGATCTGAGGCAATTCAAGGATTAACCTCCACATTTAATTCAACTGTAGATCAAAGTTTTGTGACCGATTTGGGATCTCCCGGAATTAAAAAGACAGGAGATTTAATTACTCTAGATTATGTTGAAGAAGAGTATCTTGCCCAAGATGAGGCTACAAAATCTGATGATATAGGTGAGAGTAATTTCTGGAGGGGGCATCTAACACTAACTCCATCATCGGATACTTGGTATGAAGAAAGAATTGTAGAGAATACTTCATTCAATACAAATATAACTTCAACCACTGTTCAAAATAAAGTGATTGTTGGTGATCCTGTCAATACATATGCAACGGTTTATATTGAACCGCCAACTTATAATCCACCAACTTATAATCCACCTTCTTCGTCTACCCCGTTACCCTACAGACCAGGAACACCAAGTTCAAACCCTATTAGACCCGCATACTTAACTGGAGGTTTGATCACTCTCCAATATGGAGGAAATGTAGCTAAAGCTATAGCAGATGCCCAGGCAGCTGGTCAGAAGATTATAATAGGTCAAGGTGCGGTTGATAAATATAATGTTGATCCAAAACTAGGTACAGTCGTTCCACCAGCAACAAGAAATCATACAAGTGTCACACAAAATCCATTTGGTCGATATTAATAAATAATTAAATAGTACAAAAAAATGTCAGGTTCCTATTACTCCCCCTCAACCCTAAGTAAGAGTACAAGTACGTCTCTTAGTTCAAGATCAACAAGTCCAACAACACAAACCACAACACAAAGTTCTAATAAATTTGTGACCACTGGTGTTGAACTAATTCCAGGTAAGATTACAACTAGAGATATTCCGACTGTTTCTTCTTCAAATTATACTGAATCAATTTTATATATTAGAAGTAGGAATATTGAATTTGATTCAAATTCATTAAAACCAGTTACTAGATTTCATCCATTTTTTAGTCAAATTAATATATCCGATTTCATTATACCCAAACTTCTTGAGATAGAAATGATATCTGGAGTATTTCAAGTTGGAGAAACTGTAGAAAGTGACGCGACTTTTATTCAAAATAAAATTAGATTTAGACTTTGTACCCCAAATCATAGAACGGGTCCTTATAATGGATTTTTTATAGATACACCAACTACACCAGATTTTCTGATACCTTCTCTTAGTTTTATACCTGCTGTCCAACCAAATGAGGATGTGTATAAATTTAATCCATATACACAGCAACCGATGCCAGAAAGTTATAGTGAGTCTTCAACATTTTTAAACGTAGATACAAAATCACTTTCTTTACCTTCAGAAACTGCTTTTTATGGATGTGTTTCGGTTGGGATGACATTAATAGGTAAATCTTCTGGGGCTGTTGCTAGAGTTTCTAATGTGCGTTTAATTTCCGATAGAAATGGTAGATTGATAGGATCATTTTTTATTCCCGATCCAAATCAATTTGGAAATCTAAAATTTGTAAATGGGGTAAATGTTTTTACCTTAATAGATGTGGATAGTTTAAATTTAATAACAGAATCTGAAAGTTTTTCAGAATCTAATTATACATCTTCCGGAAATCTTAATGTTACTGAAACAAATATTCTAACCACAAGAAATGTGAATATAACATTCCCATACTTAGTAAGTACGGTTGGTGAAGTAAAAACTACAGTAACTACAACTTCAACTCCACCAACTACTCCAACCACCACCACCACTACTACTACTACTCGTGCTACTCGAAGATAATTTGGATGGTAACTACATACACTAGAATAAATAAAACTAAACTGATAAAAAAATGTCTGTAATATACGAAACTTTTTCTGGAATATCTCAATTATTTTTTGTGAGGGATGAAACTGGCATATTTTTAACATCTATTGATATTTTCTTTCAAAATAAAGATGAAACTGCGCCAGTAACATTACAAATAAGAAATGTAGTTGCAGGTATTCCTGGAAATGTAACTGTACCTTTTTCTGAAGTTACTTTGGATCCCGATCAAATTAATGTTTCAACTGATGCAACAGTTCCAACTAGTTTTGTATTTCCTTCTCCAGTATATTTAAGTGGACCACAGCAACAAGAAGTTCGACAATCAATAATTTCTAATCAACAAGCCCAACCATATGCAATCACTTTATTAACTAATAGTAAAAATTATAAAGTTTTTATTGCAGAAATAGGAGATACTTCAATTGAATCAGTTAATGGAAATACTGATGCTAATATTTTTTCTGGGGCTCCCGGTTTAGGAAATTTATTCAAATCACAAAATGCATCTACTTGGATTCCTTCCCCATTAGAATTTTTAAAATATAAAATTTATAGAGCAAAGTTTACTTCAGAAGGATTAGTTAGATTTTTCAATACGCAATCATCCGTACAAAATGGAAATATAACTGTCACCGGACCAAACCAATTTCTTCCATTATCAAAAAAAATTATTGTTGGGTTGGGATCTACCGGATTAGATTCAAATGTTTCTGTTGGAGCATCAATATTACAAAATAATGCAACCGCAACATTAACATCAATTGGATCTAGTGTAATTAGTACAATAATTAATAATGTTGGTACTGGATATACTAATGGAACTTTTACAAATGTAAATTTATTATCGGAGACTGGATTTGGTCAAGGATCAAAGGCTACTATAGGTATAGTATCTTCTGGAATATCTACTGTTACTATAACTGATGGTGGGTTTGGTTATTCTGTTGGTGATGTTTTAAGTATAGGAACTATTGGACAAGATATTGGATTTGGTGGTCAATTAGTTGTACAAAGTATAGGGAGTCCAAATTCTTTGGAACTATCTGATGTTCAGGGGCAATTTAATGTTGGAATATCAACAGTATACTTTATAAATTCTTCTGGAATTTCATCACAAATTGGTGCCGGATCAACAATAACCTCAATAGTTGAAGACCAATATTATGATGGTCTTCATATGAAAGTTTACCATATAAATCATGGAATGCACTCAAAGGAAAACTATGTGCAAATAAGCAAATTCAGACCAAATGTTATAGATACAAATTCTAAATTGTCTTCAAATTTAAGCATATCAGACACTACAGTTAATTTGGAATCTACATCTGGATTTGAAGTATTTGAAAATCTTCCGGTCAGCGGTAGTAATATTGGATATGCAATTGTTGGTGAAGAAGTAATTTCTTATACTGGAATATCTGGCAATTCACTAACGGGAGTTACCAGATCTATTGATTCTTCACCAACACAACCTTTTGCAGTAGGAACTTTTGTTCACAAGTATGAATTTAATGGAATTTCTTTGAGAAGAATAAATAAAGTTCATAATTTTGCTGATGTTGATGTCAATAATCATCCAATAGATTTAGATAGTTATTTTATAAAACTTGATATGACTTCTTCTGGTAAAGATAGATCAAATGATCTATTCTTTACGGAATCAGTTTTGTCTGGAGAAACTGGTACAAATATAACACAAAATATACAATTTGAGTCTTTTCAAACCAAAATTAAAAATATTATATTAACAAAAACAAATACATTATCTAAAATAAGAACTTTTACTGCAACTAGTGTTAATGGAAATGAGAATTCATTTGAAGATTCTGGATTTGTAGACTTTAATTTCAATAATTCGTATTATTTTAATTCACCTCGATTAATTGCATCTTCTCTTAATGAGCAAAGGTTTAACTTACCTACTCCCGGAAATAGATCTTTAGAATTAGACTTTTTCATGGATAGTCAAGATGATAGGGTATCTCCTGTTATTGACACTCAAGATGCAGGAATTGTATTAACTACCAACAGATTAAATAATCCTGTTGATGATTTTGCAACTAATGATAGAGTAAGATCTTTGTTTTCGGATCCAAATGAAGCAATTTATATTTCAAAAATCATAGATTTAAAACTTCCAGCTAATGCAATAAAAGTCATATTAACTGCAGCGCAAGATATTACAAATGACATAAGAGTATTTTATAGAATATTCAGACCAGATGTAGAATCGATTAATTATGAACCTTTTCCTGGATATTCCAATTATCAAATAGGGCAAGATGGTATTAAGAGAGTTATAGACCCATCGTTAAATGATGGATCTGCGGACTTTGATGCAATTAAGCAAACAAATAACGATTTACGTGATTATGAATATAGTGTTGATGATTTGCCAGATTTTATGGCATTTTCAATAAAAATTGTTATGTGTGGAACAAATCAGGCAAGTCCTCCATATTTAACCACATTAAGAGCAATTGCAACAAAGAAACCATCGCCATAACACAAACATATGAATTACATAAAAGTTAAAGATAGAGATCATTTGTATCGTAATAAGGAAAATGATTCAATTATAAATTCTGATTATGAGTCATATAAACTTTATAATGAATTATATAAAAAAAAATATACTGAAAAAGAAAAAATTAAAAATCTTGAAAATGATGTAAATGAAATTAAAAATGATCTAAATGAAATTAAAACATTATTGAGGAATTTGGCAAATGGATCCTGATAAAATTTCTCTTGAGAGTATGACTAAAATGTTTGAATATGAAAAACTTTCAAGAGATATAGATAGTATAGATGATATTGAAACTTTGAGAACTCTTGCAAAATCTCATATTAAATTATATCTTAGTCAACAAGAAGTCGTTGCAAGTCTTAGAATCTAATGGCACAACCATCTACCCGACAAGAACTTATTGATTATTGCAAAAGAAAACTGGGTGCTCCAGTTTTGGAAATTAATGTTGCAGACGAACAGATTGAAGACCTAGTAGATGATGCTATTCAGTTTTTTCAGGAAAGACATTTTGATGGTGTATATCCAACTTTTTACAAATATAAGGTAACTCAAGCGGATATTGATAGGGGAAGGGCTAGAGGAGGATCTTCTCCAGCTGTTGGAATTGCATCGACAGCGGTTACAACCAATATTGTAGGAACTGCAACTACTTTTACTTATGAAGAAAATAGTAATTATTTACAAGTTCCACCAAATGTTATTGGCGTAAATAAGATCTTTACTTTTGATGGTGCCAATACCATTACTCATAATATGTTTAGTGTTAAGTATCAGTTGTTTTTGAATGATATTTACTACTGGGGAACAACTGAACTCTTAAGTTATGCGATGGTTAAAACTTATTTGGAAGATTTGGATTTCCTCTTAAATACACAAAAACAAATTAGATTTAATAAGAGGCAGGATAGATTATATCTTGATATTGATTGGGGATCCGTATCAACAAGTCAATATTTTGTAATTGATTGTTATTCAACCCTTGACCCAAATGATTATTCCAGAGTATGGAATGACTCATTTATTAAACCATATTTAACGTCTCTAATCAAAAAACAGTGGGGACAAAATATGATGAAGTTCACTGGAGTAAAACTTCCCGGTGGAGTTGAATTGAATGGAAGACAAATGTATGATGACGCTCAAAGAGAAATAGATATATTAATGGAAAAAATGTCCAATACTTATGAACTTCCTCCTTATGATATGATCGGATAAGAAATATGCTCAATCCATTTTTTCTTCAGGGATCTAAAACAGAGCAAGGTCTTATTCAAGATCTAATCAACGAACAGTTGAGAATGTATGGTGTTGAGGTTCATTATCTTCCCAGACAATATATTACAGAGAAAACAGTCATAAGAGAAGTTATTGAATCGGAATTTAATAATGCATATCCAATTGAGGCATATGTTGATAGTTTTGATGGATACGGAGATAATCCAACAATCTTATCAAAGTTTGGTATTCAGGCACTTAATGAAATTACACTAATTATTTCAAGAGAAAGATTTAAAAACTATATTTCACCCCTAATTCAAAATCAATCTAATATTAAATTGTCATCGAGACCAAAAGAAGGAGATTTAATTTATTTTCCTTTGGGTAGGCGTTTATTTGAAATTAAATACGTAGAACATGAAAAACCATTCTATCAACTTCAAGGCAGTTATACTTATCAATTAAGATGTGAACTCTTTAGATATGAAGATGAACTTATTGATACAAGTATTAATGAAATTGATGAACTAATATCCGGAGATAACTCAACCGATCCAGAAAAAACACCTATTGGAAATCTTGTAAATCTTACTATGGCAGGTGTTGGAATTACTGCGACAGCAACCGCCTCAATTGTAAATGGTGGAATAAGATTCATTACAATTACAAATCGTGGTGGTGGTTATACTAGTACTCCTACTGTTGGCATTTCATCTGCTCCCTCTGGAGGTAAAACTGCAACAGCAGTTGCTGAAATGATTGGTGGAGTCGTTGTATGTAATGATAATGTAAATCCTCAGGCAAAATCAGTTCAAAGAGTTTTACTTACTAACGCTGGATATGGATATACTACAACTCCCGGAGTGAGATTTATTGGGGGTGGTGGTAGTGGTGCAGCTGCAACTGCTACTCTTGGGGATGGAATTGTAGGAATAATTACTATTACAAATTCTGGTTCAGGATATGTAAATCCACCAAATATTACTTTTACAGGAATATCAACAATATCTGCTGCAGCAACAGCAGTGGTATCTACTGCAGGATCAATCACAGCAATTTACATTACAAATGCAGGACTTGGATATACTGTAGAACCAACAATCACAATTGGAAATCCTCTTCTAACTTCTACCGGAAACTTCATCTTTAATGAATTAGTGACAGGATCACAAAGCGGTGTAACTGCAAAAGTTAAATCTTGGAACTCAATTACAAAAGTTCTTCAAGTTGCCCAACTGACAGGTGACTTTATTTCTGGAGAAAATATTGTTGGTTCTGCATCAAGTGCCTCTCATTATTTACGTTCATCTAATGTTGTCCCTTCTCTTAACAGAGATGGATATGCAGCGAATGATGAAATTGAAGAAGAAGCAGATGATATTATTGATTTTGATGAGGCGAATCCATTTGGAATGCCATAAAACATAAATACTATTTAACCTGAGTCAATCATATGTTTGAGTACTTTTATCACGAAATTTTAAGGAGAACTGTAATTTCATTTGGTTCCTTATTTAATGATATTACGATTAAGCACGTAAACAATACTGAACAAGTTGTTAGTGTAATTAAAGTTCCTCTTGCATATGGCCCGACTCAAAAATTTCTTGCAAGACTAAACCAATCACCAAATTTAAATAAACCAATTCAAATTACATTACCAAGAATGTCATTTGAATTTACAGGTTTAACTTATGATGCATCAAGAAAATCAACGACAACTCAAATTTTTACTGCAAAGTCTGTAGAAGACGGCACAGAAACAAAAAAGGCATATCTACCCGTTCCCTATAATATGCAATTTGAGTTGAGTATTATGTCCAAATTAAACGATGATGCCCTTCAAATTGTAGAACAAATTCTTCCATATTTTCAACCAGCATATACTATGACGGTTGACTTGGTTGAAACAATTAACGAAAAAAGAGATATTCCTGTAATTCTGGAAAATATTACCATGCAGGATGATTATGAAGGAGATTTTACAACTAGAAGGGTTTTAATTTATACTTTAAGATTTACTGCAAAAACATATCTATTTGGCCCAGTTTCTTCTGCAACAAAGGATATTATCAAAAAAGCATCTATTGGGTATATTGCTGGAGATGTTACTTCTACTCCATCGCGAGAAATTGTATATTCAGTAGAACCAAGAGCAATTCAAAATTATACCGGTATAGTTCTTACAAACTTAAGTAGTGACATATCCATAACTGATAACATAATATCTGTAAATGATGCAAGTTCTATTGCAATTAATAGTTATCTTGATTTGGAAGGTGAAGAACTATATGTTACTGCAAAATCTGGGAATACTCTTACCGTTGAAAGGGGTAGAGATAATACAACAATTACTTCGCATCTATCTGGTGCTGAAGTGAAATCGATTACTTCTACAGATAATACTTTAATTGAAGAGGGAGATGATTTTGGATTTAATGGAACTGTATTTTGATAAGATATGAAAATGACTAAAAAGTTTGATAAGTTAAATGAAACTTTTAATGTGGAGGGAGAAATAGTTCCAGTTGAAGCAGAAAAAGTTTCCGAAAAAATAGAAAAATATGCTTCAGATGCTGATGATATTAAAAAAGATTATGATTATGCAAGAGGAAATTTATATTCGCTTGTAGAGAAGGGGCAAGAAGCAATTAATGGAATTCTTGAATTAGCACAGGAAAGTGAAATGCCTCGTGCATATGAAGTTGCCGGACAATTAATTAAAAATACAAGTGAAATTGCAGAAAAACTCATGGCACTACATAAGATCAAAAAGGATGTTGAAGAGGATAGTCCAAAGGGACCCACAACAGTCAATAATGCACTCTTTGTCGGTTCTACCACAGAATTAGCGAAACTGCTAAAGCAACAATCACAGAATCAACCCGAACAATAAATATATGAAGGGTTTATTTAACTAATGAATAAATTTAAGTCCCATAAAACTGTTGAACAGATTGCAAAGAAGCATCGTCTTGAAGTTTCTTTCATACAAAAGCAACTTGATATGGGAGAACCTATTGAGCATGAACACACAAAAGATCATGATTTAGCAAAAGATATTGCTTTACAACATCTTGATGAAATTCCTGATTATTATACTCGTTTAAAGAAAATGGAAGCAGATGCTAAAAAGCATCATAAAAAATTTAAAGATGTAAAGGAGCATTGTGGATGTGAAGAGGATGCAGTTGGAGAACTTGAAGATCAACTAAAAAAATTGAAAGATACTTCATATGATTCAATTGATAAATTAATGCGTCATATTATGAAAAAACATGATATGACTGCAAAACAACTGCATAATGCTTTTGTAGATAAAAATGGTAAAACTCCAGATGATTGGATTGATAATTTAAAAGAAGAAACCAAATCGGGTGATGAAGGTCTCCGTGATTGGTTTGGTAAATCTAAATCCTCTGATGGTAAAAGTGGATGGGTTCAACTTGGTGGAAAGTGGGCAGGAAAACCATGTGCTCGTCAAGAAGGTCAAACTTCTACACCAAAATGTGGGAGTTCTAAAATGAAAAGAGCACTTTCAAAAGATGAAGAAGAAGCAGCAAGACGTAGAAAAAATATTCAAGATCCAAATCAACCACAAAAAACT